TTCACCCCGCCCACTGGTTCTCCTAGACTGAAATAACCAGATAAATAACTTATTATGGCATTCCCTACCAATCCAGTCAATAATCAAACCGCAGTCATAAATGGCATAGTCTACATTTATGACGTTAACAAAGACGCTTGGACACGAGTCAGTAGCACAGCCAGCAATCAAGGCGGTGTCTTGCAGGTCAGTCAAGAGCCTTTTTTACCAGTACTCAGTCCTGATCGTGTGAACATTTGGGTTGATTCTGATAACGGTAGACAATATATCTATATCGACGACGGCAACAGTCAACAATGGGTCGAGCTTGGTGGTGGTACACAGGGAGCCACTGGTGTACCGGGCGCCACAGGCAGTCCCGGAGGTGCCACAGGAGCGACTGGCCCACTTGGTGCTACAGGACCACGAGGCGATCCCGGAGGTGCCACTGGAGCCACAGGCATTACTGGTGCCACAGGCAGTCCCGGAGGTGCCACAGGAGCCACAGGCATTACTGGTGCCACAGGCATTACTGGTGCTACTGGGCCACAAGGCCTACGCGGAGCCACAGGTGCTACTGGCGGAGCCGGAGCCACTGGCCCGGTATATACAATTACCACAAGTGAAACCGCACCAGCTAACCCAGTGGCCGGACAGGTTTGGTGGAATAGCAGCACTGCTCAAATGTATTTTTACTATGCCGACGGCGACAGCAATCAATGGGTAGCAGTTGGACCGGGTCCGCAGGGCTTAACTGGAGCTACTGGAGCTCCTGGACTGAATGGGTCACCGGGTGGTGCCACAGGAGCCACAGGTCCACTTGGTACTAATGGTGCCACAGGAGCCACAGGGCCTACCGGTCCCACAGGCAGTCCCGGAGGAGCTACTGGTGCTACTGGTCTACAAGGAGCCACTGGGGTGACTGGTCTAGTGTCTAGGTCAACACACCTAGCATCAACAGCATCATTGGCCGCAGCAGCTTCTAGCGATATGACAATCGCAGCTTTTGCTGGTTATAATTTATATAAAATCCAAGTAAGTAACCCGGCTTGGGTGAGATTATACACTAACCAAGCAGCTAGAACCGCTGATCAATCACGTTCACAAGGGGTTGACCCCACAGCTGACGTTGGTATCATCACAGAAGTTATAACAACAACTACCAATCAGACAGTTACATTGAGTCCGGCTGTGTTAGGTTTTAACGATGAAAATCCTGTGACCAGTAATATTGCTGTACGAGTAACTAATACCGGAACAACAAGTAATATCATTACAGTAACGCTTACTCTAGTAAGAACCGAGGTCTAACATGGCCACTGAACGAGAATATATTATTATTCTTAAACGAGCCCGAGATCTAGACCAATTCTACGACGATATGGAAAGTCTCTACGGAGATTCGGAAATACCTAATAGAATCGTAGATTGTGCTTATCGTAGGCCTATGAGTCGCAGTACTCATTATTATCTCACAGATCAAGAAGCCGTACAAGTCAGTCGAGACTCTAGAGTAGAGTCGATTACACTGCCTTACGCTGACCTAGGACTGTCTATTCAACCATTAGCGTCGCAAGGCAGTGACTACTGGGACAAGAGCGGAACCAATGACAGTGCTCATGTCAATTGGGGACTATTGCGTGGTTACGAGCGTGCTCCCCGAGCCAATTGGGGCAGTGATTCTACTGCTTCTGTGTCGGGGACAATCAACTTATCAAACATAGGACGCAACGTAGACGTAGTTGTTATTGACGGACATATTCCCTTAGAACATCCCGAATTTGCTGTAAATTTTGACGGAACCGGTGGATCACGTATTAATCAATTCAATTGGTTCCAATACAATGAGCAGGTTAGATCCACCGCGGCCGGCACTTATGTCTATGATTTTCTAACTGACGCAGCCAGCATTGCCAATAACAATCATGGCTGCAATGTTGGGTCTATTGCAGTGGGCAATAGCTGCGGGTGGGCACGTGGGGCTAATGTTTATAATATTAGTCCTTATACAGGTAGCACAGTAAATGCTTCGGGGTACGGTAATTATAGTTACGACATGATGAATTATGTCAGAGTATGGCACGCTAACAAACCCATCAATCCTGCTACCGGCCGTAAAAATCCCACAATTTGTAACATGAGTTTTGGTTTTAATGGTAGTCTAGCACTAAATAATATATCAAGCATTGTCTATCAAGGCACCACATACACTAAACCGTCTGGTGGTTGGACGGTATCAGATAGAATTAATTTTGATCTAGTGGCATCGAGTGGATCAAATATGTTGTTTATGACTAGAGACGGTAGCATTGATGCCGACATGGTCGACGCCATAAACGATGGTATCATACTTGTGGGCGCAGCTGGTAATTACTACATGTACAACGATCGTGTTGGCGGAGTCAACTACGATAATCGTCTCGTCTATCTATATGCTGGTGTAGTTCCTATAAATTATTACTACATGCGTGGGCCTAGTCCAGCTGCTGCTGACGGAGTAATTTGTGTAAGTGCCATTGACAGCACAGTATCAGAACGTAAAGTGGATTTTAGCAACGCTGGCCCTAGAACTGATGTGTTTGCAGCTGGCACAAATATCATGGGTGCTCATTATTCCAGTGCTACTGTGGATTTGAGAAACAGTGCTTATGTCAAGGGCAAGATGTCAGGAACTAGTCAAGCCAGTCCACAAGTTTGTGGATTATTGGCCTGTGCTTTAGAAATCTATCCTAACATGACACAGACACAGGCCTTGTCCTATATTCAGTATACCGCCGGTAGCAATCAATTAAGTCAACCTGCTTTTAGTACCACATACGGTTCTTCTAGCTATCTTAGCTATAATAGTTTATATAATGGACCTAATTTATACGCTGCATACAAAAGCGAGCGTGGCACTAACAACCAAGTTTACCCTAAAAAAGATTATTTTGTACGACCCACTTCGGGCCGTACATTTCCCAGAAATCGAATACGTAGATATGGATAACTAAATACCACTATGCCTGCAATTAATTTTCCCTCTAATCCTACACTTAATCAAACTGTAACAGTTGGAACCACTGTTTATACCTGGAACGGCACGACCTGGAACGGTTCTGTGGCCGTAGGCCCAACCGGAGCTACTGGCGCAACAGGCCTAACCGGTGCCACAGGCGTTACCGGTTCCACAGGCAGTCCCGGAGGAGCTACTGGATCTACAGGTGCAACTGGATCTATCGGCGTCACCGGAGCCACAGGTCCCGGAGCTAACATTGCTATAGAATCAATGTCTGTGATTTCTGGGGCGATTGGTGCTGTTGCTCATAATTATAATTTAGGTGGCTTATTTTATCATACTTTAATTGCTGGAAATTTTACGCCCAATTTTACAAATGTTCCCACCACAGCTGATAGCGTAATTAATTTTACTTTATTATTAAATCAATCTTCAACACCTTATGGATGTTCGAGTATTTTCATCGATGGACAAGTGCAAACAATTAAATGGGCTGATGGTAGCCAACCAACACCAAATGCTAATAAATTAGAAATTATATCGTTTAGTTTGATAAGGACGTCTAACACTTGGACTGTAATTGGCAGTTTTAGTACCTACGGTTAATCATGCCAAGATGGAACAGTTTAATAAAACGCAGTTTTACACGCCGTATAACTAGACCTCTATCTCAATATTTTATATCCCCGACTAGTGCATCTGTTAATGAGGGTAGTAGTATCTTATTTGATATTACTACAAAAAATGTAATAGATGGAACCACTCTTTATTGGGTCAATACTGGAACAACTACTGCTAATGATTTTACGCAAAATCAAAATACCGGAACAGTTACAATTAATAACAATTATGGAAATGTATCATTAACATTAACGAATGATTACTCATTTCTTGAAGGTAATGAAACTTTAATTTTACAACTACGCACTGGTAGTATTACCGGTACAATTGTTGCAAATGCTAGTTCAATAGTAGTCTCTGATACAAGTGCAAGTGGTGAATTTACACAATTAGATATATTAGCCATTGCCGGGGGTGGTGGTGTAGGTGGTAGTGATGGGCCATTTGGTGGTAGCACCGGTGGCGGTGGTGCTGCTATAATCGGGACTTATTCATATTCTAGATTAACTAACCTTAGTTGGGATATTACAGTAGGATCAGCCGGCGGAGCTGGTTGTATGTTCTGTGGAGCATCCGGAGGCGGAACACCTGGTGGCGGTGGTGGTGGTGGGCAAGGTCCTTCTGGTGGTTCTGGATCTGGTGGTGGTGGTGGTGGTTGGACTGGAATTTATTCAGGTGGTACTAAATTAATCATTGCAGGAGCTGGTGGTGGTGGTACAGGTGCAGGATATCCTAGTGCAGGTGCTGTTGCTGGATCTGGGGGTGGAGTTCAGCCACGTGGTAATACAGGAACAATGAATGGCAGTAATGGACAGACTCCCGGTAGTGGTGACTACGGAGGTGGGGGCGGTGGTGGAGGTGGCTGGTATGGTGGCACTGGAGCTAGTGGTGGTGCAAGTCCTAACAGTGCTAGTGGTGGTGGTAATTACTACAATTCTACATTTATAGGTAATGTATCTGTCACTAATGGTAGTAATTCTGGAGCAGCACCTACTATTACTTTTACTGGTTACTCAGGCACGTACGGAGAATCAAACACTCAAGGTGTAGTGGTTATAAGATATTTTGGTCCACAAATTGCTACAGGTGGAACTGTAACTACTACGGGTAATTCCACAGTGCATACTTTCACAACCAGTGGGTCGTTTGTTATAACATCTTTCTAATAAATATATATTATGAGCTTAAATTATCCTCTTAATCCTTTTGTAAACCAGATATATGAAATTAACGGTCGTCGTTGGATTTGGGATGGAAATGCCTGGACGCTGTTAACAACTGGTACATTAGGTGCAACTGGTGCCACTGGAGCTACAGGTATTACTGGGATAACAGGAGCAACTGGACCTTTAGGTGCCACTGGGCTCACCGGTCCTACTGGGCTCACCGGATCTACTGGTATTCAAGGGGCAACTGGCGTGATAGGCACCACCGGAGCTACCGGTGTAATAGGCCCCACTGGAGCAACTGGAGCTACCGGTATTCAAGGTTTTACTGGTACTACCGGAGCTACTGGGGCAACAGGTCCAACACCTAACCTAATTTTAGAAACAAGTAACAGTTTAAGCTCGGCCACAGGCGTTGTTGCTCATAACTATACTTTGGGTGGTATTTGGGTACATTCCAGCATCTCTGCAAACTTTACTGCAAATTTCACAAATGTTCCAACCTCGACTGGTGCTGTGGTGAGTTTTACTTTAATTTTAATACAAGGCAGCACACCATATTCGCCTACTGCTGTGCAAATTGATGGTGCAGCACAGACCATATTATGGTTAGACAGTGCAGCACCAACGCCATTGGCCAATAAGCGAGAAATGGCATCATTTAATCTTGTAAGGTCGGGAGCCAGTTGGTTGGTATTTGGAAGTTACGCTAGTTTTGGTTAAACTATGCCTGTTTTAAATAGCGTGGTTTTTAGAGGGCTAAAACGCTCGATATCACAAAAAAATATAGTGTTGGAAATCTTAGCCATGGGTGGTGGCGGGGGTGGTAGTGGCATAACTGGTTGGGGTGGTGGCGGGGGTGGTGGCGCCGGTGGTGTACTCAATGGTTCACGATTATTTGCCAAAACTGATGCATTTTCGTGCAGTGTTGTCATAGGGAGTGGGGGAGCTGGTGCTCAAGGTCAATATAGTGGATCGCCTGGCACAGACACTACAGTAATAGGCAGCGGATTAAATTTAGCCGCTAAAGGTGGTGGCTTTGGGCATAGAGAATCGCCTGGCAGCGGAGGTACTGGTGGTTCGGGCGGTGGTGGAGGAATCTACGCCGGTGGTGGCAGCAGCAACCAAGCAGAGAATACGCCTGCTGGATTTACTGGTTATGGAAATAACGGTGGAAGCGGTTATGGAGGTGGCCCTAATAACTCAAATGGTGGAGGAGGAGGGGGTGCAGCAGGTAGTGGTACAAACGGAGTTCCTAACACAGCAGGTAGTGGCGGATCTGCCATAAACACTTTCAGTGCTTGGGCTTCGGCTACAGGAACAGGAAGTGGAGGTTCCTATGCCGGTGGTGGCGGTGGTGGACGTCCGTCTCAAGCTGGTGGTAATAATGGCGGTGGCGGTGGCGGTGGTGCAACTGGTGGCGGTGGTGGTAATGCCACAGCTAATACTGGTAGTGGTGGTGGTAGCGGCTCTTTTGACTATACAACTACAATATGGGGTGGTAATGGTGGGTCGGGATTAGTTTTGTTTAGATATGGTGGTGCTACAAAGTTTTCCGGCGGCGTGATTACAAGTGCTGGGGGATTTACCTACCATACTTTCACAACAGCAGGTACGTTTGCGTACCTAAAAGCTTCTGGTGGTACGGTGACAACTACGGGCTCGTACACAGTTCATACTTTTACAACATCGGGTACATTCACGCTCAACTCTCAACAATCTGTAGAATATCTCATAGTTAGCGGCGGGGGCGGCTCTGGTGCTATCGGCGGAGGAGGAGGTGGCGGAGGTGGCGGAGGTGCTGTGATATCAGGTTCGGCTACTTTAAACGCTGGCAGTTATACAATTACTATAGGTGCTGGAGGTGTTGCTGGAACAACAGCAGGCACAGCATCCACTAATGGCGGTATTTCGGGAATACAAGGTCTAGGAACCGATATCCAGTATATCGGTGGTGGACGCAGTGCGGGCGGTGCCAGTGCAGGTGAAACTGGCAGCTCGGGTGGTGGTGGTAGTGCTTCCTATCCTATCTTAGGAGTTGGAGCAGCCGGTACCCCGGGTTTAGGTTTCGCTGGTGGTAACAGCGGAGACGCACGTGCCGGCCCCGGAAAATTAGGTGGCGGTGGCGGTGGCGGTGCCGGATCAGCTGGAACCAATGGTGGAACTGGTGGCGGTGGCACCGGAGGCAATGGCCTAGCCAGTTCAATTAGCGGATCTAGTGTAACCTATGGAGGTGGTGGAGGTGGTGGTGCTGCTAATGGCGGACCTGCTGGAGCTGGTGGAACTGGTGGCGGTGGTAATGCTGGTGGTTATGGAGCATGGCCCAGTGCACCGGTTTTGGGATCTAACGGTGGACAAAATCTAGGTGGCGGTGCAGGTGGAAGCTCAATTGGCGGTGGTGGCCAGACCTCTAACGGTGCTTCGGGTGGATCTGGTGTAATTATTATTAGATACCTATCTTAATATTAAGAGGATTAAGTTTATGAAATATTTTGCTCAAATAGATGAAAACAATATTGTTGTACAAATAATTGCAGCTACCCAAGATGTTATTGATTCTGGTGAATTGGGCGATCCTGAGAGATGGTTAGAGACTCATTTTGATTTACTAGATGGGAATCCTGGTGTCGTAGAACACCCAATAAGAAAAAATGCCGCTGCTGTTGGCTATACTTATAGTAAACAACATGATGCATTTATACCTCCCGCACCATTTCCAAGTTGGGTATTAGACGAGAATACTTGTTTGTTTTATCCACCAATTCCTTATCCCGATGATGCCGGCCAAGGTGATCCACCAGCAATGTATGTGTGGAACGAGGATAAATTAGGTTGGGATCAAATTTCATCAGGTTCTGTTGTAGCTAATTAATTTGAGCTTTCTCAATTTGGTCCATTACTTCGGGATTTTTGATTGTTCTATAGATTCCTGGATGTAATGGACTTGGAGCATTAGCTAAAGGTAACCATGCGTATCCAAGGTGCTCGGAGTTTAGATAAGGTAAAAATTCTTTATCAACAGGGGCAAAATAAGTTGTATAACTAAACCTATTATTCTTAGCTACAAATTTGTCAACTTGAATTAGCACAGGATCATTTATCTTACCGCCTAATTCTTCTTCTATTTCTCTACACAATCCGTCCACAGTATTCTCGCCCGGGTTTAACTTACCGCCGGGCAAAGCCCAAGTCATTGGCCAACTACCGTTATTACGTAATAAAAATAGGTATCGTTGAGTATCTTTAGCAAAAATGAAGGCTCCAACACCTTCTACCAGTTTGGAACGAAACTCCACGCTCCCACGCCGTACCTGCCCTGTACGCTTTTGGTCCATTGTTGATTTTTCCATTTATATTGAATATTAGTTGTTAGATTCGTTACATATTGTACACTTTGAGTTGACTGACTGTCAAAGGATACGAACCATTTGTTGCCATCCCATTCAATTATATCATATGCATTAGCTACTAATTCGGGTTCATTGGGTCTATGCCATATTTTAGGACCATCCACTGTTAATGGGTCACCATCATCATTTGTAACAGACCCTATGGAACTTAATATCATATATCTAGTTCCGAAGGTTGGATTTAATAATGCATTAGTTATTTTTACTGTTAAAGGATCAATTATAGCTGTGATTGGAGATAGAGTATTAACCGGTAAAGTATCTGGGAAAACATTAAACAATAACAAACTATCATCAGATGGATGATATGAAACTGTTCCTATCACTGTTATGCCATCATTATTGAGCCTAATTTGACTTATACCATTTGTTAAAATATTAGCTGAACTATTTGCACCAGCTAGTTCACCAAAACTTGATATAGCAATTCGCCAATTACCCTCGGCCAAAGGCGGTTCAATGTTATCATCAAATTCAACTTCGCTAGCATTTTGGTATAACTTTATAGTGTTTCCTACATATACAACGTTTAAGTTAATTGGGGTATAAATCATCTGTGTAGATTTTAAACTGCCATTTATATCAAAATAATCTGAATCAGTGATAGGACTATTAGGATCATAAACACTGCTAATAATTTTATGTATAACACCTTGACGTTTGACTTTAGCAGGTACACTCAGCCATATTGGTAACTCAAAGGATAAACTAGCAACATCTATGGGATCTTCTGCCCCAACCGGCACAGTTCTACTAGAGAAATTATAGTCAACTAATGTAACCACACTTAGACTGGTCCAATCAACATAACTATCTGAGCTTTGTATTTCTAAACTAGGATTGAATAGTGGAGCTAATTGTTCAATCAATTGTAATTTTTGATCGGTATTACTAGCCCAAATATCAACTTTAAGAGATAGTAAATATGGTACTGGCATAAGACGTTCAACTGTGACTACATCACCTTGTAAATTTCCGTATTCGCCAGTCTCTGGATCGTAGGATCTTTCTCTTATAAACATTTTGCTTATATGATTGGGTTCCTGTACACGAGGACGATCATATTTTAGCCCCGAAATATACACAGTCATTGCAGGTACAGTGGGTAAATTATTTTCTGAATTTTTAGCAATAATACTTGCAACATGACGACTGCTATCACCGTAGTACACCGGTACTTGTAATAATGTTCGTGTACCTGTACGGTCTGAGCCTAATTGAACTTGAAAATTACTTAACAATCTAATAAACTGTTGAAGAAATCGGCGTATTTGACCCGAGTAAAAAAAAGTAGACATTAATCTGCCTTAGGTTTAAGAATTTCGTTTAAATTTTGTTTTTGAGATTTAACTGTATTATTAACATCACGATACGTATTTGTGTTATTAATAAAACTATTACGTTGAGTGTAGTTATCTGTAGCATTGTTAGTTATATTAGTTCTTACTTTATCTTCTATCCTACGCCAACGTGTGCCATCCCATCTAAATAGTCTGTTAGGTAAAAAGTCTACACGAAGACAATACTCTCCCTCAACTGGATTAACAGGGAATGTAACACCTTGTGTTACTGCCTCACCATTTGGTGCTTGATCGGTATTACCTAAGTAAGCATTTACACTGAAGTTTGGTGTTTGTTCATCTAGAGAACGGTGCCATATAGGAGTGGTGTCGTATCCAGATTTAGGTACATCAACTTCGGCTTGATCAACAATGGTTTCGTTTATTTGACTATATTGATCATAAGTACTCATTATTTCGCGTAGTGGTGTATTATCATCTTCGCTTACTGTAATTCGACGTAAAATATCTGAGTATTCTTGACTATCTACTAAGGGATTTAACTTACAACGCCATATGTGAGGCCACCAAGTCGGGCTATATCCTTCTGCTCCTCTAGTACAGTCAGAAATAACAAAGAATCTTTTAAGAGCCGCTGGTAAGTCTGGATTAAGAACATCATAGTCAATAAGATGATGTAATTCTAAAACATCACCATTCATCAATCTTCGCCCAATCGCACTAATCATTTCATTTAAATGAAATGTCATGTATAATGTACCTGTCTGCAAGAATAAACCAAATTGACTTAAATCAAAACTGTTATCTGCCACCTGGTAACAACCACGCAATCGATAGACATCTTGCTCATATTTTCGGTCACGGTTTTCTAAAAACAATAAATCCTGTATATTGAGTTCGCTTTGAGTTGTATTTTGTGGTTGAGTCAAGTCTGTAGAGTCTGGCTGAGGTAAAGGTCCTAGGTACTTGTGTACAAATACACCAGTACCCGAAGCATTCATAAACTCTGCTATGTTTCGGTCAAAAAATCGATAATCATTTGAGTGGCGTCCATCACGCCACAAGCTGATCCTAGGCAACTCAAATCTCCTAATATAACTTGTATTTATGGGCAGTTTGCATATATAATTAGGCTATGTACGAAGAAGCATTAGAAACATACAAGGGGTTGGACGCTAGAGTCTCCCAAATTGACAACTACACTGTCCGGCGGGACCTCAAACGGATGTTGCGTCATTGCGACGACGTATATAGGGAAATCAGCAGGGAAAATGTTAACTTTCAGCGTACTGGACGCCCTAGTCACCATTTGTTACAATTACACAACAAGTTCACTGAGTCAGTGACAAACCTTGATCAATATGTTACACTAGCATTATTGTCAATTTAGGAGCAGATATGGCTAAGATTGCTGGCATCAAAGTGCCTAAAAAACGAGCACCTGTGCGTACACTGTTACAGGTAGATGAGAAAGCCACTGGCCCAGAACCTGTCTGGGACACAGATCGAGCTCTTGCTTTTGATGATGCTACGTTTGATCATCACCTGCGTAGGAGTTTTCAGTATTACAATTATCACTATTCCACGAAACAAGTTCGAAAGCATTTGAATGATTGGTTACGCAGGAATAGTACATTAGATAAGCGATTACTTGCTAGGTTTGAACGTATCGCAGATCGTTATGTGTTAATGACTCCGTGTAGCTTAATTATGGCACATCGTCGAGGTATGCCGCTCAAGGATAGGCACATTAAGTATATTCATGATCAGATCACTTACAGTCTTGCCTTGGCTGAACGAGGTGGTGATACTGGAGAAGAAGCCGTTGCTACACCCAACCAAGTTGTAGAGAAAAAGCTCACTATCCAAGATCGTTTGCAAGAGAAAACTAGCGAGCTCATTGGTGAAGTTGAAGGACACTACGATGCCGTTATTAAAGGTGCAAAATCTGATTTTAAGATCTACGACTTCTTAACTGTGCATCGAGTTCCGCAGAGTCAATTGGGTAAATACGAAGATATACTTCAACGACACACTCAAGAACTCATGGCTGCTCAGGATAAAACAGATGCCCAATTGGTTGAGTCCTATCGTCACTATAGGGCTAGTGATTATAAACGTATCTTTGCCTTTCTTGCTGATTTATTGGCTGGAATCGAGCAGTACCGCGGCGTCAAGAAAGCAGTTAAAAAAGCCAAGGTTCGTAAAGCACCAGCCAAAGAGAAAGTTGTTGCCAGACTCAAGTACGCTAGAGAGGACAAGGCACTCAAGGTTGTCAGCGTTAATCCAGTGGACATCATTGGTGCCCAAACGCTTTGGGTCTTTAACACTAAAACTCGTAAGTTGGGTTGCTACGTTGCAGAAAACCTGGGTCAACTTGGTGTCAAAGGCACTTCGATCACTGGCTTTGACGAAGTTAAAAGTATGGCCAAGACTCTGCGTAAGCCCGAGGAACAGCTAAAAGAACTAGCTCGGGCCGGTAAGGTAGCACTACGCACCTTCCTTAAAGACATTAAGGCAGTTGAGATTAAGCTGAATGGTCGAATTAACGAGGATACATTGTTACTCAAAGTCGGTTAAGCCATAGTCCTACGATAAATAACATATCGTAGGACTTTTTTATGGCTGTTACAATAAAACCCGGATTAGATAATAAAAACGCAATTAGGACTGACACGTTAGGTGGACCAGGTCCTATTGCCTATGATGAGACTCTATACACTTCTCTTGACACTAAGAAGAACGAAATAGTAGACTACATACGTCTGCGTTTGGCAGATGGTATGGTTGATGTAGAGTTAGATAAAGAACATTATGATCTAGCTATCAAAACAGCTTTATTAAAGTACCGCCAAAAATCTAGCAATAGTGTAGAAGAAAGCTACGCATTCCTTAACCTGTTGCCCGAAACGCAAGAATACATATTGCCTGCAGAAATCATGCAGGTGCGTCAGATCTTCCGTCGCGGTATTGGCAGTGTAACAGGTACTACTGCCAGTCAGTTTGAGCCCTTCGCAAGTGGTTATTTGAACACTTACATGTTGGTTGCCGGGCGTGTTGGTGGGCTTGTTAACTACGAACTATTCACACAATACCAAGAATTAGCCATGCGTATGTTTGGTGGGCATATCAATTACACCTTTAACAATGTAACCAAAAAGCTAACCATTGTACGCAAAATGCCAGCCACAGGCAAAAACATATTTAGGGTTAACACATTAACTGCTTCTGGTACTGCCGTAGGAAGCACTATAACCATTAATGTCAACAGCGAAATGAATATTGCTGTTGGTGACTCGGTAGTGATTAGTAATTGCCCTGTGGCCGGATATAATGGTTCATATTCGACTCAGACTGTTGACATTGCTACTAAAACAATAACAATCAATGCTATAACCACACTTGCCGCGACCTCTGTTATTGGCTTCGATATAGCTAAGACCGAAGTTACTAGTCCAGTCACCGATAGCCCGGCAGAGTCTGTGTTATTGCACATCTATAACTATAAGCCAGATAGCATGATCTTAAATGATTATATGATATTTCCTTGGATACAAGATTATGCTTACAGTTTTGCTAAACGTATATTAGGCGAAGCACGTAGTAAGTTCGCTAGTCTTGCAGGCCCTGGTGGTGGAACAACTCTAAATGGTACAGCTCTGATAGCAGAAGCCAAAGAAGAAATGGACAAGTTAGAAGAAGATCTCAAGCGTTACGTAGATGGCGCATCTCCTTTAACATGGATTCAGGGTTAATATGGGTAATTGGATAGTTTTTCATAAATACGTTTATGAAAGATGTTATTAAAAATTTACTAGAAAACGATAACTCGTACAACAAGTCGGCAACTAGATATCTTTACAAATTATATCCAGATCTATGGGATCAAATAATCAATGCAACAAATTTTTTACCTACGAATGCCAAGCCAAAGCAAAGAATTTGGCATATATTAAACGATATACTATATAGACCGGTATGCCCAATAACAGGTGAATTTGTTAAATGGCATGAAAATAGATATTTAGAAACAATAAGTCTTTCAGCTGCTAGAATATTACAATATAAATCAGGACGAACAGCATTTGGTACCCCCGAACTCGAGAAAAAACGAATAGACTCTGTGAGGAAATGTATTAGGGAAGGAAAGCGAAAGCCACCTACATTAACAAAAGACATTATACAAAGAAGAATCGAAAAAACAAAACAAACTTGTATAGAACGCTACGGAGTTGCAAACGGTAGTCAATCGACGGAATCGAGAAATAAAATACATCAAGCAGCAGTCAATCGTGGTGCTACACCTAAACATTTAAGAAGCTTTCGAAGGTTATATAAAGAACGGGTTAAGTACTTCACTGAATTGAGTTGGAGAAATCACTTTAACAAGGTAAATCCCGAAAGATTAAACAGAAGTCTAATTGACTTAGATCATATCTATAGCATACAACAAGGATTTGAAGATAATATTCCTCCATACATTATAGGTCACTGGACAAATTTACAAATGCTAGAAAAAAAAGAAAATTACTCTAAGGGTAGGAGATGTGACAAATCTAAAGATCAGTTATTTGAAGATTTTTTCCAATCTATTGGTAAATATTAGAATGAAAATATCAGAAGTTATTATTGAAGGCAAACGCGGCAAGCTGCCCAAAAACGCTAAAAATGCCATGCACAAAACTCATGCTTACGGCGATGGTTATCATGCTGACGGTACAATGAACTTTTACCGTGTGGGAATGGCTGCTGCCATGGCCGATGGATCAGATCGTCCGGTAGATCTAGATGAACGTACTTGGTATTCAACTAAGAATGTTACAGTGCCATATACTGAAGTAGAGCATAAAATGATGCATCAAGCATTCAAAACAGTCAACACAGACCTAGAAACACCAGTTAAAGATCATC